CCCACTCAAAGATAGCCATAATTAATCCTCCCAGTAAGGGTCGTCGTCCCTCGGAAGGGGCTCCAACTCAACAGTCTCCTCCTGTGGAGGCACAGGCGTCTCCTGATTGAACAGCGGCTTCAATAGGTTCGGGTCTTGACATGTATTTTTCAATGTTCTCTTGCGTTAGCGGGATTGCTTGTAGCGGTTCGTTTCCTTTTGATCCAGCCCTATACACAGTAAACCCTTTTAGGTATGGAGAGAAATCTAGAGCAGCTTTAGAGAACTGTTCTGGCGTGGCCTCCGCAGGAAGGTTAATTGTTTTTGAGATACAGGAGTCGATATATTTCTGAATAGTAGCCTGAACTTTAATGTGGTCCTCCGGTGCTACGTCATAAGCACCGACGAACGGGGAGAGATCCATACCCTTCTCATGATACTCTTGAAAGAGAGGATCAACGACAAGAGATTCTTTCCAGACGTTAGCTTGACGATATCGCCGGTTATACATAGCGGAGAAGATAGGCTCAATCCCACTGGAAAGACCGAAAAGCATAGACGTTGTGCCGCAGGGTGGGATTGTAAGCATAACTGCATTACGAACACCGTGCTTCTTGATTAACATTCGGATACGAGCGGGGAGAGTCTTAGCGAACTCCTCATCAAGATACTTCTTGTAATCAAACTGAGGGAACGGGGCTTTGTCTCTGGCGAGATAAACCGACATCTTGTAAGCCTCGTCACGAATAGTAGAGAAAAGGCGCTCAAGGAATTCAAGGCACTTCTCATCACCATAACGGAGACCTAGCTTAATAAGCATGTGGTGAAGACCAGTAACCCCTAGACCGACTCGACGAGAACGCTCTGCAACCGTCTTGCACTCCTCAGTTGGGAACGTGTTGACCGTAAGAACATTGTCAAGGAAACGGATGCCTGTCCGAACAGTTCTAGCGAGACGCTTCCAGTCAAGGCCAGTGCCCATTCCCGTATCAGGATCCAAAGTAACCATATTGTCTAGGTTAATGTTACCTAAGCAGCAGTTGCCGTAGCTAGGTAGAGAAATCTCCCCACACGGGTTTGTGCTGTCAAGGTCCTCGAAATAGCTGACGTTTGTGTAGCTATTAGCTAAATCAATGTTGTAAATACCTGGATCACCAGACTCTACAGAGTTAGTCCAGATAAGATCCCAAAGCTCACGCGCTTTCATGTCGCGCTGGCCTAGCATTTCGAAGGTGTCCGTCCAAGCAACCTTGTGGAAGTTCTCGGCTCTCGCCATAGCGTCCTCAGGATCTAGACCAACAATACGAACTGTTTCGCCATCACTGCTTCGAACCATGTCGTACAGGTGATACTCCTTACTATTAAATGTGAAGTGCCAGTCCTCACCCAACTCAATAGCCTCAAGGAAGCGGTTGGTAATAGCAACGGAAATGTTGAAGTTGTTTAGCTGACCTTGATCAAGCTTAACCGACAAGAACTCAAGAAGGTCCGGGTGTGTTACATTAAGAATACCCATGAGAGCCGTGCGGCGGTTCTTACCTGCGCGAACGTGCTCTCCCACCTCGTTAATCATCTTAAGAACACTAACAGAGCCTGGAGCAGAGTTAGCAACGCTACCGATGTTATCTCCTTTAGGACGAAGCTTAGACACGTTGAAGCCTACACCACCACCAGCACAAGAGATACGGTACATGTCCTGTACAGTCTTACCAATAGAGTCCACGTTGTCTTCTGGGATAATGACGTAGCAATTAAGAAGGTTGTGCCTACCACGGTTACGGCCAGACCCAAAAATGATACGACCCCCAGGAATAAGGTCTCCTGAGCCAATAGCATCATAAAATGCTTTCTCGATGCGCTCCTTATCCTCATCTTTTTCCGCAGAAGCAATAGTCTTAGCGATAACTCTGGCTCTTTCGCCCCACTTAGTTTCGCCGGGGTAAGCGTATCGAGATTCAAAAATTGATTGACCTAGAGGGTCGAGGTTTGCATTTGCCATATTTATTTTCCTAGAGATAGTTTAGATGTTCCGTTGGACTTTATCATAGTCACGGTGCGGGCGTTGTCCATTAAAGATTTGAGGTAATTGTTGTGAGTAATTACATACAAAGTCTTAGTCTTCTTTAATTCTGAGAGTAGTATGTAGAGTCCTTCCATCCCCTCAGTGTCTAAAGATTCTGCGATTTCATCGAAAAACATAATGTTAACGTCTTCGGTATTAGAAATCTTCAGTAAGCTTTGTAGTCCTAGCATAACAGCTAGGCTAATCTTCTTCTTCTCTCCCCCGGATAGGGAGATGTAATGAATAGTGTGAGACTTGTGGGTTATTGTCTCATTAAGAGCTTCATCGAATTCAATGAAGAACTTTCCTTGTGACAGGTGAGACAGGTAGAAGTTAACCTTGGCATTAAAATACTCAAGGACATTTCTTATAACAAATTTTACTACACCATTCTCAGAGAACGCCTTCTCCCAGAACTTCATGATTTCGTAGTTGGTATTGTAATCACCTCGCTCATCGTATACATTCTGGATCTTCTCTAGAGTCTGCTCTTTCTGGCCCTCAAGGAATCGGATCTTGTCTTCGATGGATTTGTACTCAGTGACAAGGCTGTAGTCCTTAGGATCAACTACCACTTCCTTGTAGCTTTCGTTTAGCTCTTTAATATCCCGCTGAATACTTTCAATCTCAGCGTCATACGCCGCCATTTTGTCAGCTAAAGAGCCATCATCCATAGCATCCTTAACCTTTTGCCCGCAAGATCTACAGGTCTTAGCTCTAGCGTCCGCTAGGAAGTCCTGTGCTCGCTTCTGCTCGCCTTTGAGCGTTCGCATGGCGTCCTTCATCTCCCAGTCAATGCGTTGATTGTGCTCGTTTACAGCTACCACTTCCGCAAGCGTAAGATCTCTGCACTTGTCCATAAGCTCTGGATCAATTTCTTTAAGCAATCTTTTAGCTCCATTAATTTCTGCATCATAAATCTCCACTGCACTTTGGTGCTCTTCTAGAATCGCTGTCAGCCTCTTGGACCCCTGGTTATACTCGGACTTAAGATACTTCACGGAATCACGCAAAGCAAACAGGTCATCCAGATTAAGGAAGTTCTTGATGATGGTCCTCTTGTCATCCGGGGTGGCTGTAAGGAACTCAATGTTATTCTGCTGTCCAAAGATCGTAGATGCAAGAAACACTTTATAATTTGTGTTTAACAGTTCATCTATCAGCTTCTGGGTATTGGTTGCGTTGTCTGTCGTAATCTCCACGCCATCCTTAAACAGGCGCAGGAATGTAGGCCGCTTGCCACGCTCAATCACTAGATCATTTACCTCGATACGAACAGAGCAATTCTTCCTGCTTCTATTGTTCACCAGAGCTTCTTCCGTAGACTTACGAATCGTCCTACCGAACAGGCCCCATACAAGAGCTTCAATCATAGCACTCTTGCCGGAGCCGTTGGACCCCTTAGTGTCCTTGTTCTTGCCTTCGATCATGACAATCCCTTCACCGAGACCACCTAGATCGAACTCTATATTTTTTATAGAGTAGAAATTACTGATCTCTATCTTTTTGATTTTCATGGATAAGCTTTAAGCCGTCAAGGAGAGTCTCTTTATTAATTTTTGTGTTACTTGCGTTCAGGTACTGCTCAATCAGATCATCGTTAACCTGTAAAGATATCACCCCCGGTTGAGGATCGAAAACATCTCGATCATCTAGTAGGGGGACATACTTTACCTCCAAAGAGCCCACATCCAGCCCGTCACATGTCCAAGCCACAGACGAGTCCTCTTCCAAAGAATTAATAGTGACCCGCAACAGCGTAAACCATTCCTTTTGGTTAATCCAATCAGCATTATCTTTAACTTTCTCATAATCAATTACTAAGTGCCTAACACCAAAGTCTATTGGGTATTTTTTGAATCCTTTCTTTGTGATAACTCCGTAATAGCAATCTTTTCCAGCTTCTCCAAAGTTTGTTGAGTAAGGTGTTCCCAGGACTGTAACTTGTCCGTCTTCNGTGTGCTTGTGAATGTGCCCAAGTATAGTACGGTTTTTGAAAGCATCCAGTTGAATGCCAAAGTCGGCGTCACCAGCAGAGTTAAGAGAACCGACGTAACCAAAATGACCGAAGACAAAACTACCTGGATGGGCAGAACCCAAATCATGTTCAATCCTCTGCTCATCCTCGTAGTGGGGTATGAAAGTCCAATCGTTCCTTTCGTCATAATAAGTTTGAGTAAATACTTTTACTTTATCGTTTTCAAGAAGAGACAGCGAGGTCACCCCGTCGTCCGATTTATTATAGCTGTCGTGATTGCCTCTTAGGATGTAAACATCAAGACCTTTTTCCTCAGTGATCCAGTTCATTAAATACTTAAGAGATAACATTACTGGGGGGCGGGGAGAGCGGTGCATCATCAGATCCCCTAGGAAAATTACTGAGTCACAACGATGCTTAATTACACCACGCTCAACGATCTTCTTTACCGTGTCTAGTTGCGCCTCCATCATACCCCTGGGGGTGTGGTTGAAGTGAAGATCTCCGATGACTAGCGTAGGCATAGTGCCTCCCAACTTACAGGAAATAAACTCTCCATAACCTTTCCGATAGCTCTAGCATACTTTTGAGCTTCCAGTTGGGTATGCTTCTCGGTCCTAAGCTTCCACATATGGTGCCAGCCCAGAAGTGTACCCGTCGTCACTGTAGTTGTATACATTGACTGAGGAAGAACCATCCTAGCTTGCTCTGGGGCAACACCAGCAGTAAGCATATCGTTATACACAGCTAATGCGTTTGAATTAACAAACTTATTCCTGGACGACATGTTTACACTCTTCGGGTGCATGGTGTCCGTGCTTCCCTGCTTTACATTATCAGCCTTTTCACGCCAGATGGGAGGCTCATGAAACTCTGGCTCGCCAGTGATGTAACGTCTAGACACTTCACTCCAAGAGAAACCAACTTGATGCTTGCCCATCTGTCTCGCTACAAAAATAGGCATATGAAGGCGTAAAGTAGCCACAGGGTGCCTAAAAGGTAGATCGTGACGCTCTCGCGCGAGATAGTTGATAAGTCTTTTGTCTTTGTCTTCATCGAATTCTTTGTTTTCCTTGTCAAACGAGCACCGGGCTGCGTTAACTACGAGAAGGTCTCCTTCAGGAGTGTGGCTCATCAATTCTACAAAGCCTTTATCTAATACTTGTAATTTCATAGTACGGGGACGCCCCCATCAAAGTGTACTTCTTTAACATTCCCAAACGAGGTCCCAAGCTCTACATCAATACCGAAAGGGATATCAAACTCAATATTGAATACTTTTCTAAGCGTGGGGTAATTTACCATCTCATCATAGATGATCTCCATAGCTCTCTTGCTCTCATTCTTAGGAGAAACTACTTCAATCGAGTCATGAACCGTAGCCACAGGTCGAGCCTCCAACCCCTCTCGCTTAAACCTACGGCTAATTCCTAGGAGAGCACACAGAAGAATGTCTGACGCCGTAGATTGAATCGTAAAGTTCAACCCCTGTCTAAGCGCACGATTAACAACTCCCCTATCTTTACTTGTCACGTTAGGTAGCTTGCGGTTTCTGCCGAAGATAGTATACGCCTCTTGGTTTGCTAGGACATACTCGTTAACAAAATCCATGTACTTGAAGATTCCTGGGTAGACGTTCTGATAGTCAGAGATAATCTTCTCGGCACGTTTCATGGGGATGCCCATTGTCTCGCTCAGGTTGAAGGCACCCCCGCCATAAACAATAAGGAAGGATACAGTCTTAGCGATCTGACGCTCCTCCTTACTAATTTTTTCCTTCTGGAATAGGAGCCTAGCAGTGTATGTGTGCAGGTCAGCACCAGACTTAAACGCCTTCTGCATGACGAACTCTTTGGAGATATGAGCCAAGACCCTTAGCTCCATCGCAGCGTAGTCAGCAGCAATGAAGTCCCATCCAGGGGGGGCGCAGAACAAGTCCCTGATGTTGTCCTCAGTCTCCCTTGGAAGAGTGTGGAACGAAACTCCCATAGGCTTCTGTGCATTGTAAGACGCACAAGACAAACGACCCGTAGCAGTACCATCAAACCGGAAGTCTACGAACACCTTGTTTTGCTCGTTATACTCAATGGCTTTCTTAGTGCCATCAATGTATGTCTTGGTTAACTTCTGTGATTTGCGTAGATCTAGAAGACCTTTAATAAAACGCTTGGACTCCAACAACTCCTTGGTGCTTTTACTTGACACCACAGACTTGCTGATCTTCTTTCCTTCGTCTCTATGCTTCCAATTAGCCACGGCGCTCTAGCTCCTCGTCAATGTGTTCCAATAGTAGTTTAAGTGTAGGTGCAGAAACAGAAGGTGCTCCCTTAGGTGTCCTGTCAGGAGGATATAGTTCCATTCCCCCCTCCCTAGTATACAGAATCTCGCACAGGTCTGCATTAGAAGATACATTATCTTTTGTAGTAACTCCCTTGCAAGTGTATAGGCCATCCTCTCGATCCATGTTCTTAGATGAGAGTTGACGCCCCACTTTCTCAAGAGCCCCCTGATCTACAATCAAACCTTCCCACTCCATCTCTGCGAAGTTAGACAGGCTAGGCATGACAACGTGCTTCAGCAGGTTCATCGTGTTGTCCTCCAACCGATCTACGATTAGGTCGAATAGCTTGAGTGTGAAGTGGGTATCCATAGCGTTACCCTCCATGCACTCACCCAGGTCCATGTTAGCCCAGTCAAACCTAGACGGATTATCAATTGTAAGCATTAGATGTCCAAGAAGAGTGCGTCATGGGCCTTGTTGTAGTTATACCTGGATGCGTAGTAGCGTTTCATAGCTCTGCGTTTATCATACTCAATCTTGGAAAATACTACTAAAGTTTCATTGTACTTATTGTCAAGCTCTTCGTACTCCGCTTGCGCTTCGTCTAGCTCTGCTTTCATTTCTTCTAGTGTCATAGGTTCTCCAGTTCAGATGCAAAGTAAAGTTTGGTAAGGTCCATCAAGGACTTGGGCATGTTCTCATCAAGGAGGTGGTGCATGATCTTAGTATCCCAGACGTTCTCGACCGAGATGCCATAAGATAGCAAAAACTTCAAGTCGAACTTAGCGTTATGGAATACCTTCTTGCTCTTGGGGTTGGACATGATCGCACGAATGCAAAACCAAACATCAGCATAATCTTCAGTGCCTTTCTTAAACGGGCTGTCCTTATGATCAAGGGGGATAACCCATGTCATGTCTCTGCTGGAGATGGAGAGGGTCATGAGCTTATCCTTGAGGAAGTTAAGGCCCGTCGTCTCCGTATCAATCGCCAAAGTCTCAGAGGTAATCTTCAGAACCTCAGTCAGATCTTCAAGGTCCTCGTAGTTCATGATCGCCTTGTACTTGAAGTCCCCCTCCCTTCGACGATTAAGAATATACATCTCATGAGCATTCTTAATATCCGTCTGGAATAGAGAGAGGTTCTTCGGCTCTTTGATACATGCGTAAGGGTGGAAGATCGGAACCACAGTACACTTGTGACCCTCTTCGCTCTCAAACTCGAAGGCTTTCCCTCGCTTGTTTGTGATTCCGCTCTTCCTTAGAATCATCTTCATCGCAAGGTTGCCACAGGCAAACACTAGGCGAGGCTTGATTGTGTCAATGGTTGCTTGGATATGCTGACGGCAGATCTTAATGTCGTCAGTCTTCATGTCTGCTTCCTTCACCTCCGTACACTTAACCGAAGCTGCTACTGCAAACTTAGTGGAGTAGGTGTCCTGAAGTAGGCTCATCTCCTTATGGTTGAAGGCTTTAGGTGAGCCGTGAATGAAGCTGAGGGAGTCGGAAAGGAACAGCGTATCGCACTGCTCCATGTCCTCATGATCCATGTGTGAGTGTACAGCTTTGTCTTTACAAAGGATGCTACACCCCGCACATCTTGGGTCACCACCGGCCATATTGCTGCCAGCATACAATTTGTTGAGGTCAAACATACTATTATAAGGTATGGGAAATAGATATATAGACAATGACGAGTTTGAGAGAATCATCCTATTATACAAAGATGATCCGAAAACACACGAAGAAGATCTGGTTTCTGTCTTCGAACTCCTAATAAAAAACATCGTTGAGTCCTTCAAGTTTGAAGTGGACCCCAACGATGCCAAGCAGGAATGCTTTGCTCTGGTTCTTAAGACGGTCAAAAATTTTAAGCCCAAGAAAGGCACCGCGTTCAATTACTTTACGACGGTAATTCTAAACCAACTCAAGCTTATGTACACCAGAGAGAAAAAATACAAGCAGAAAATCGAAAACTACATCGAACTGCATAAAGGAAACTTAGACCTTTAGTTGCTTGTATATGTTTGGTATATAAAACTCAGATCTAATCTTTCCTTTCTTTAGCTTAACTAAATGAGGAACTTTAGTGCTTCCATAAATAACAAAGCTGTGTGGCATGTCGAAACTATTTACAATGTATAGCTTTTCTCCCTCGCCACCCTCTTCATAATTTTCTTTGAGTTTCTCTACTAAACCTGAGCACCAATCATCCCAATCAGAGATGAACAAAATGCTCATATTTTTTTTATTTGCTTTTTGTTGTGATAGTATTTTGTTTAAGTCGTTTTCCTTTCTAAGGAAGTGTAAACTAAACTTCATGCTTCTTCAGTGGATTCAAGGGACTCAGGGGCTTCTGCGTCATGTAGTGTGACGTTGCCATCTTCACCCTCAACCACTGTGATTCCAGAGGATGCAAGCTCCTCTTGATTTGCCTTAGCATACTGCTGAACCATTGCATTAAGTTGTTGGTTTAGAGCCTCACATCCTGTGACAAAGATGGTCTTCATAAAGTCTTCGTCACTAACCTCTTCCGGCTTCACTACATTAGTAAAGTTTTTAAAGGCTTCCGCTTCATCTTTTGATAATTTAATATTAAGTTTCATTCTATTTCTACTCCGCTGATCTATGCGGAATCTCCAGGTTTGTATATCTAACTTGATACTTTCTGTTTGAGTATCCATTGCACTATAATAGGTTGAGGTTTATGATTATGGAAGACAAATATGACATTTCTAGCTTAAAGAAAAAAAAGAAAGTTAATAGTAGAACAAAGGGTAGTACCTTCGAAAGGCAAATCTCTTCGATGTTAAACAAACGCTTTGACACCAAAGAATTTTCTAGAACCCCTGGGTCAGGAGCTTTCGCTACAACGCATAACTTACCTTCTCACTTAAAAATCTACGGGGATTTAATTACCCCAGAAAATTTCCGCTACTGCATAGAATGCAAGAAGGGATACAATAAAGAAAATATCTATAGTCTTTTTAATTATAGATCGGAGTTCTGGAGATTTATTCTTCAATGCGAAAAAGATTCTTCTTTCTGCGATAAAGAACCTATGGTAATATTTAAACAAGATAGGCAGAAAACTATGGCAATAGTGCCCTCTTATATAACATACTTAACAGAAAAATATATAGAGCTTCACAAAGGAGAAAAAAAATATAAGGTATATTATTTAGAAGATATACTTAAAGAAGAGGATTATCATTGGTTTGATTAATAAATACTTCTAAAAGATTAATTTGTCCTTTTAATACATCATGTAAGGTGCTTGCGTTTTGTTGCATTTCAGGCACATGAATTTTTCCCGTAGCCTTCATAGAATCTTCATCTGTCTTACAAACTACTCTAGTGTTTTTCCCAGAACGCTCTAAACCTACTTTAATCTTCTTTTTTCCGTTAGATAAGCTTATGGTGAAACCATTTATTTCTACTTTAGTATTTGGAGAACTAGCAATGTCCTTCATCAATCTTGTTTGTGAGAACGCTATGGTATAGTTATCAGTAGAGAACACTTGAGCAAGGTCTCTTGCGTTACCCCCAGTAGAGTAAGCCATAAGCATTGCTGCTTTCTTTCCGTTGGTGGTGTTAAGACCCTTTTCTAACTGTTGAATCTTATACATTCGGCCTACTTTTTCCGCCAGCCGTTCTCTTGTAGATGGATCTTCTAGATCTATTACCTCCAGCCCGCCATTGGAGTTTGACGTATAAAGTACATCTTGTAATGGGCTAGAGGCAAGATCTTCATATCCTGTAACGGACTTTAGCTTAGTAAGAAGAGCTTCGGATCTAGCTTTGGGAGTTTGTAAACTTAATTTTCCGTTTAATGAGTAAGCTTCCGTATCAATAAAAGAAGACTTAAGTTTTTCTGTATCCTCATGAATTTTTTTATAGTAGTTATAGGTACTTCTCCACTCAGACATGGCCTTATCACGGGTAGATTCTTTTCCACCCCAACCAAATAATTCTTTTAAAACCCTGGGCCTCATACCTTCAGCGTTGTAGTTACTGTCTCCCCCAAAATCAGGATCCATATTTTTAAGTAGTTGGCTGTCCGAGTTGACCTCACCCATCTTTCCTTCTGTACTAGCTGTGTATCGTTTAGATCCAATAGATATCTTCCATTCACCGTCTTCTTGATAGGGTTCAACTAAAAGATTTTTTCCTGCTAAAACAGCATCCTCTTCACTATCAAAAGTAGCAATAATATCATCCCTGTCTCCACCAGCCGCCTTCCCTCCCCCAGTTCTTTCTGCTCTACTAGCGTTTAATGAAGTAACAAATCCAGTAACTAGTGACATCTCTTTAAACAAATACTTCTTAAAAGCAGGAGCACTATTAAGCACTTCTAATAACTCACTTTGGTATTCCGCTTCACTGAAAAGGTCTAGGTCTAATGTGGAGCCATCGTCCTCTCCATACCTAGCTACAATTTTTTCTAGGTCTCCTCTTTTTTGTTTAATTAATTCCTTAAACTCTTCTGCTACTGCTTTCCTTTCTTCTTGAGTTTTTGCTGCTTTAATATTGATAACAAAAACTTTTATGTCTTCAAAGAAAGTTCCCCTAATCCCGTTCAATGCGTTAGAATTAACTGATTCACTCGGGACTTGAGATAAATCTGATCTAGTTTTTCCACACAAAGATTCTATTGCATTAAAGCCACCATCAATAAGTTTATTGACTGTGGGAAATACTAAAGTCTCTGTCTTGTCAGCCCCATAAATAACAGGCTTGTTTTTATACATCCCAACTAAAGGATTATCTTCGTTATTTACTTGTTTGCAAAATTCCTTTGCTTCTTGAGATCCTTTAGCTATTCCTGGGGAAGATGCAAGTAAATTAAATTTTCTAGCCATAGACTCAGCTTGAGCAGGAGAAACGGAACCTCCTTTCACGGATTTAGTTCCGTCCTCATTTACTTTTCTTACCTCCCCTCTAAGCAACTGTTTTAAAAAACCACCTCTTCGCGTGTCATAGTTACCCGCAGTATACTGCGCTAAAGCAACATGATTTTCCATGTCTATAACTTTTTCATATATTAGATCTTGTACTTTCTTAAATCCTATAGAAAGAATATTTGCTGCTTGTTCGTAATCGGTTCCCTCTGCGCTTCCCCTAATTGTATTATTTTTTTGCCTTTCTAATTCTTCTTGCTGGGCCTTAAGAAGCTCTGCATTATTTTGCATGTCCTCTGTAGATTCACCTCCGGCACCCTCTTCTCCTTTAGGTGCCCACGCCCCCAATAATTTTACTGAATAGCTTCCTGAGTGAGTGCTATTAGGATTGATTTTATTCTTATAGCTAGTTGCATTAACTATTTTACTCCCAGCATTCCCACCCTCAATCTTAACCGAGTTTGGCTTGCCCTCTACAGGAGTAACTGACATATTTCCATTCTTGCCCAAGCCCGTCTGCTCATTACCTCCTGCTGCTGCTTGAACAGCGGCGTCGATATCACCAAAAGATTTTAGTTGTTCTGGAGAGTATTCATATGCTTCATTAATAAAAGTAAGTTTATACTTTCTTTTTTTTAACTTGCTATAGCTATCCAGTAGTTCAGAAAAATAATCCATAACTTATTATAGATGAAAAAAATAGCCCCGCCCACACAGATAAAGGACGGGGCTAAAAACCTAAGTTAGTATCACTGCGTAGGGTTTGAGTAGTTGTACACGTTCATGAAGTCGTACTTGAAGTTTACCGTAAGCACATGGAAATCATTAGTAGAGTAATTAAATTCCGCTGCTTGCCAGGAGGTAGGATACACTCCGTAAAGCTCTATAGTTGAATGAGGAGTTAGAGTGTTGTCTAACTGAACAATCTCAAGCTTGTCTGCTTTAAATGTGTTTCCCGCACCTCCTCCAGGCTGACTACTCTTTGTCATCTCACCCGTCATTGGGTCGTAAGTGTGACGGAAATAGCGAAAAAGATCAGAAGCAGTCTCACGAAGATAGAGGTTGTCGAAATCTATGCTAAGCTCACCAGGGGTAGTTTTTCCTGGGTAGTGAAGCTTGTCATTGACACGATCAACCACGATGGCTTCGTTCTTCATCTCTATACCACCAACCTTCTTACAAGCTAGTGTAAGATCTGGTACGTTGGTAATATCTTGAGGCAAGCCGAAAAAGTGAGCCTCAAACTGATACGCGCGAACTGAATCAAGGTCAGTCGAGACGGTAGGAAGCCCTTGGCCTGGAGTGAAATCTCTACCGTATTTTGTCTTGTAATATGATGTTGCCATTAATTATCTCCTTATAGGGTTCCTATATCAGCGGACTGATTGGTTAGGTTGATCTCAAACACAATGACCTCAGCGGTCTTGGTGGGCTTGAGAAGAACTTTTGTCCAGAGTTCGTTGCGGTCAACGCGGAGAGGTGTGTTAGTAGTCTCGTCGCAAACGACCCGGAACTCTGTAATTCCCCGTCTTCTTTTAATATCGTCAAGGAAGGGGTTAACCACTCCTTCAATCTGTGCCCAAGTAAACTCGTCGTTCGGCTCGAAGACAAACCGTTGAGTGGAAGCAAGAAGAATTTTGCGTACATAAATTAGTAGTCTCCTTACATTAATTCTATCTAAAGAACTTGGTTCTCTTTGAGCAGTCCTCTGACCAAAGATGGTTAGTCCTTGTTGAGGGAAAGCTACAATAGGGTTAATTACGTTACCCCCGCTGTAAAGGCTATCTCGATCACCTTGGTTAAGTTTAACCTCAACTTCCGTAGGTTTAGTCAAACGTCCTCTTTGGAATCCTGCTGGAGCAAACCAAGTATCGGAAACACCGTCAGTGTAAGCCATTTGTCTAGCTGCAAAGATAGTCGGATCGTAGAACCTGTCAAGTCCGTCAAAGGTACTAAACACTTTTACCCAAGGCCAATAAACCGCAGCGTAAGAACTATTAATTGCTGCGGTTCTTGAATCAGTAGTCGCAGCTTGACCATTAGTCCAATCTATCGCGTCCTGCACTGTTCCTACCGCATAAGGTGGAGCAATAAGGGCCAATAATCCTTGGGTTTTTTCTGCAAGAGTAACCAAAGCGTTTTGGACTTCTTGAGAAGTGACACCAGGAACAAGAGCAACGCCTACGTTAAGAACAGGATCATCTAGTGCTTGCATACCCGTCTTTGGGTCCAGAGCTTGGCTACCTATAAGAGCAACAGACCTACCAGACTCGGTTTCTGCGACTCCGTTAGTCCCTCCTTCTAGAGAAATCAAATCAGATCCTACAAGTTTATTAAATCTTCCGCCCTGGGTATTAGTCTCAGTAGCAGTTAAAGAAAGGTCAGCGCCATGACGGAACGTAGTGGTGTAGCTTCCAGGGACTAGAGAAGCTAAAGGATTAGAAAAATGAGCCAGTGCAGCAGCATCTGCATCCGCATCATCCTTAAATATATTTCCTTTGATGACCCTGGATACTGCGTTTATTTCTCCAGTGTTTATTACATTTTCAAGGAAAGCTCCAGAAGCCACAAGACTAGCTTTGAAAGTTTCTAGAGAAACGCCATCTTCATTGACAGCGATCACAAAGTTTTGAGAGCCTACGGAATCTAAAGTAATTGAGTTTCCGCTAAGGTCACCGTTTGGTTTAAGTCCTCCATTGTAACCTGCCCCAGGGGAGAGTGATTGAATTAAGTAGCTTATGGAGTTTGCTCCAGTAGATAATACTTGACCACCCCCTATGCTTATGGAAGAAACAAAATCCCCAGAAGCACCGAGCCCAGCAGACGCACCTGGGTTAATATATTTAAGGGCCGCAACACCTGCCGCTTCATCAAAAGTAATAGATGAACAGGCGGTGACTTCAAGAGAAGCGCCTGACCCAGCAAAACTGCCGACTATCGCTCCAGAAAGACCAAGACCTTCATTAAAAGATCCTGCGTCGAAAACGCCAACCAAGTCTGAATCCAAACCGCCGCCGATGACTGATCGAAGAGCGGCTGATTGTGATCTTGCTGCCGCAGCGTTGACTGTAAAGTCTCTGCCCGCTGCATTGTTGTCGATAAATTTAACAACTCCATTAGAATCTTTTACTTGAATTCTAAAAGTTATAGGTTGCTCAATTCCCCACCTACTTACTGCTGAGTTATCTGTTTGACCTGAAACTGCAATTGCTGGGCAAGAACCTATTGAAAGACTAGCTGAAGCATCCACAGCAAATTGATCGGCACAACGTACAAAATATACTGAGTTAGTCTGCTCTAAAATTTCAATTGCACCCTCCAAGCCTTGACCGTTAATAGTCTCGCTAGGCTTTCCAAAGATCCTAACTAAAGAAGCTTGGTCTGTGATAAGAGTGGCTTTGTTTACAGGACCTTTAGAAGCAAAACCTACAATACCCACTACAGAGGTATTTATTGAGGGAGTGAAATCAGAAATGTCTTTTTCGACGGTGTAAACACCGGGACTTAAATAGTTTGGCATAATTTATCTCCTATGCGTTGGAAATTTTAAACATTCTACGTCTATGTAGAGTTTTTAATTGTTCTGTGATATAATTGTCTGGGACAACTATACTTTCCCCCGGCTGCATCCATTTGGCTTGAGCACCTTTTTCGGTGCGAAAGTAAACCGTAAATGCTTGTAGACAATCATTTTTTACTACCTTCATGATTATTTCCTTCCTTAGTATGTAGACTTCGACATAACTTTTTTTACTACTTTTTTTATGGGACGAGAACTTTTATTGAACTAGCTCTCAGTATAGCATTCCCATGAACTGTGTCTCCGTGAGGGGCTACAGCATCACCATCAACACTAATGATTGAGTTGTTTACTTTTACTTTAGGGCTTCCCGGGCCTAAGATTGCTCCGACTGCGGCAGAAGTAAGCACTGTACACGCGCTCCTTTGGTTAATAAGAACATTTGATGTACTTGTCGCAGTGTCGAGACAAGAAGCAGGGTCTCCATTTAAAACAGGTCTTCTCAAGATAATGTTACCTCTTGGTTAAATTCTTCTATCTTACCTGTAGATGTAACTAAAAACTTAGGATTAGGTATGTAAGTTCTAAAGGTAATATTGAATGTCTTTTTAATTATTCTGTCTTCCTTGTCCCCAGCAGTCACTGAACCTAGGTCCTCCTCTGTATCAAGAAAGGCTTTAGCTATCGTCGAGAACTTGGTAGGGACATTCATTTCGGGGTTGAATTTAATTCTAACCTGTTCTAAGATTTGATCCATGTCAGCCATGTACTTACACCATACGTTTAACTGATAGCTTATGTTTACAGGTCTAGGAGCTAGACTTAGCACTCGAAAAGCTCTATTCTTTTCCGCATCCCAATACTTTTCATTGACTAGAACGCTTTCCTGCCTTCTTCTAGCATCGTCGTTAGACGTTGTTGTTTGAGAAATAGTCAGCATAGGGAGAACTATATTATCCTCTTGTTTGAGCTTGGCGATAGCTCTCTCTGCGTTAGCATGAAGGCACTTAATTTCTTTGAACTTATCTTCAGAAGAGATATAACCGATATCGTTAAATGCGGAGATCATGGCTCTAAGTGAGTCCCGATAAACAAAAGAAATATTTTGTTTAGCTTGAGTCATCTTAAAGATCTTTCTTCTAACATCGCCTTCCCTAGTAGGGTAATACCTGTTCCGGCTTTCGTTACTACTGGCGTCCCAATTAAGTATAGATTCTATTGAATTGTTTATTGTCATAGCTCTTCTATGGCTCCTCCATACCCGCCTAGCTCGTCACTGACCTTCGAGAGAGGAGTGTCTTGTACTTCCGTAGAATCTCTAAGGAGTTTCGCGGAGCACACTAAATGATAAACTCCATACGCCTCGAAGCTATCTTCGACCACCTCAAAGATCTCATACTTTTGATCTTGAAACATAGGCTTGATTACGTCACCAGGAATGACGGCCCTACCAAGCTTAGTCTCAATGTAGCTTTTGTTAAACGTAAATAGCTGATCGTTAGTAAGCTCAATACCAAACTGCGTAAGCTCCTCTGACATGGAGATAGGATCGTAGTGCCCATGAACCGTGATGGGTGTCTTAGAAACTACTTTACTCCTCTCCTCTCGATACACATCGTCGTAGTTATCTGACTGATAATACTTATAGAAGTAAAACTTAGAGCCAGCTAGACGAATCATCTCATCATCTACAAGGTTGAACAGGTTAATGTCGGGGTTATCCTGATCAAATAGACTAAGCGCACTGTCATCCGTATCAATGTCTGGCAGTGCTGGTAGCT